CAGCGTCTGCAGTTTGTTCTGCCTCCGTTTCTGGGTCTATAGGGGTGGGTAATAAATCTTTATTTGCTTCCAACCATGCAGCTTCATCTGGGTCTTCATCCGTGACAGTAAGAACTGAACGGGGGTCATACATCTCAGTATTAGCAAAAAAGTTAAAAGATAAAGCATTCTGAAGTCGACTTACGGGTTCTTTTAATCCTTGACCACCCAAATATTTAAATGTAATACTCACGGTAGCTATCATGGGTTGTACCCCAATACCTTCAGGATTTAAATCCAATAAATTATCGTCATAAGTAAAGGATACATTATCTATGGCAATTTTAGTGTTATAAAAATCCCCCACTCGTAATACACAAATGGGGGGTGCACCGAAAGACGTGTTTTTAGCTGCGGCATTTCTACTAAAAGTTCCATCAGATTTTTTAGTTGGGATAGTGCTCCCCGGTCGCACACATTGATTTAAGAAGGTAAGTCTACTATTTAATCCTTCAGGTGTTATAGCATGAAAAGCAGGATGAAAATATTTAAATTTTTCTTTAAGAGCATCATAAATAAAGGGGTCCTTTTCTTCAATCATATCGAAATAGTTACATTCCGTCACCATTTTCATTAATACGGTATTGGCAATTTCTCTTCTGGTATTTTTATTGGCATCTATATTCGCTACAGTTTTTTTAGCGATAGGTCGTGGTTTACGAATGACAGGTGCGGGAATAGGTGGGGGTGAAGTAAGAACTAATGCCGATAATAAAACTTTTCTACATTTAGCAGCTCCCACCGAATAAACCGCAGGGACCCCACTATCTGGTACATTCTCACATTGACTTTCTCCTAGAGCTTGTGGGTTAGGAAATAATAGAGTTGTTCCCAGATACTCTTTAAAAACCGTGGACCCATCAATGGTATAATTTTCAAATAATTGTTTAACTGAATTAAGTCTTCTCTTAGATAATTTTTCATTGTAGGTGGCAGTCGCTATAGAACTTGCACCCCCTTTAAATTCTAAAGTAACGGTGTACCCATCTTTTAATGCTTTATATAATTTAGTTGCAAATGCAGGCCATTTAGTATCGTATTCTCCAATAGCTTCAACAAAGAAGGACTGTAACCCCTGTTTATCTGCCTCTAATGCTTGTCCTTGGTAAGCGGTCGCGTTCGCACTCGTTAAATAAGATGCGGCCAAGGTATTGAATGGAGCTGAACTTACTTCACTAGAAGCGGGTCCCGGTACATCATTTTCAAAATAAAAAATAGGATATTCAGCAGTAGTAAAAGTAGGAATATTAGTGGAGGTGTCAGTTAATAAGGCATCTTCGGTCTTTGTTTGAGTGGCGATTTGGGTTAGACTATTTTTATTATCATTTCCTGCTACATTTAATTGTTGTTGTAAGGTGCTCAATTCATTAATTGAGAATTCAGGCCATTTACGTGCAAGGTCATAGATGTCGTATGTTTTACATCCAGCAAAAAAGGAATCAATTAAGGCATCGGATTCTTTAGGTCCCATTTTATCTAACTCTTTTCGTATTAAAACATTAGTAATACTAGGGTGGTCCACCACTATTTTAAAATTTAAAGTACCTGTACGATTAGTATTGTTATAGGTATAGACAGGTTCTGGTCGGCCTACAAAATTATTTTCCGTCCAATTGGCGTTACTGCTTTCATCTACTTTCAAATCATAAGGAGGGAACCACATGATTCTTCCTTGGTTAGGTCCTTTTTCACATGAAGGTAAATCATCATAAGTAAACCCTTTCTCTCCACTACTTCTCCATGCTAAATTTTCCAACGAAAACATATATTTTTTAACTTTTCCGTCTACGATATTGGTAGAGCCCGCTCCTTTACCATCCTGTCCTTCTCTAGGTTTCCAAGGAGCAATATTAAGATTATAGGGATTATCTAATACCGAGTAAGTCTCTTTACGATGGTTAGTTTTATTTTTAAGTAATCGTCCATATGTGTAATAGGGAACATCTTTGGTCCAAATTCTACAGTATTCACGTGCTACTTCTGCACCTGTTCCCACATCTCCCGGAACGTTGGGATTTACTGGATTGGTATTCACGTAACGTTTTACCCGAGACCCTTTAGTTAATTCCTTATATCCATCATTGAATACTTTACTTACTTGATTAATAGCGTGTGAAACCGATTTAAGTGCTGCACCACCTTTAGGAACTGAATCTACAATTTGTTGGGTAACATCCATAAGACTAGATTCCCTGAATTCATAATTAGTAGATTTGGTTTTACCGTAAGTGTCAGGTGGTTCATATAACGGCATATCATCTGTACTCCCTTCTTGTCCTTGAGACTGTCCCGGAACTTGTGGACCCACTCTATTCACATTATTATCAAATAAACTGGCTACACTATTTAAAAAACCACTACCGGGAGTTTTATCCGTATACCACGTAAACCCACCAGCGATGGACCCCTGATTAATTCGTTCGATACCATTAAGTCCAAAATTATAATTGTTGGAATCAAATTCTTTGGCGACGGCGTCGGGGCCATACTGGGGTATATAATTTTTACCGGCATAGGTACTATCGGGTGGACTGGTCATGTCCACTATTCTATTTCTATTGGTACCAATATACTGAGGAGGGTTAGGTGGGAAATTCCCTAGTCCGAATATACCTCCCGCAATTACATCTATAGTTTCTCCAAACGCTGCACCTACCGCAGTCTGGGCCTGTGCTCCTTCCCCGTATTGGGGTCCGTAGGTGTTATATCTAATATGTTTAAATAATTGGGATTTGGTGGCCCCTCCTGTATATTCTAAAAATCTTTGTGATGGTGATTGTCTCCTTCGTGGAATCCCCACTAGACTTCCTAAAATACCTGTTATATCGGATATTATTTTCTCTGCAGTTCCAAGACCTCGAGGGGGTTCTAATCTAAAGTAATTTCCCGGGATATAAGAATAAGGGACATAGACCCCCGTAATTCGGGAAATAAAATCTAACCCTGTACCCACTAAAGATTTAGGTACAGTGATACTATTATCTCTTTCAACTAAAGTTTCTCTCCCAGCAATTATATCCAATCCTTTAATGGGGTCTTTAATGGCATCCAAGAAATTTAATCTTCCTATAGTTTCTTGATACAATTGTTGAGCAATTCTTTCTTGAAATTCTCTTCGGAGTTGGATAGCTCCTTGTTGTTGTAATTCACTATCTTCTAATAAGGTGGTGGACAAAAGTCCTTGAGCGGTTACCCCAAATAAAATATCAGTGGGGGAATAGTATTGACCGACTTGTCTAAAAGGATTTTCTCCGAATAAACCTGTACCAGTTTCGGGTGGTGTAAAATTAGGATAAATCCCTTCATTAACTTTGGCAATTTTTTGAGATACGTCATAAATTTGAACCCAATCTGTGTACCCACCAGAAGGACCATAAGCGTTCGATAAAAAAGATTTATCTAAATAGTATTCCCCTTGTTCATCAACAGTAGGGGAAGCGGGGACTGCTAAATCTCTTAATTCTTGGATTCTATAAGCACGTGCACTAAAGTCATCGGGTCCAGTATTTCTTTTATCAAAATACGGACTGGTCATGGGGTTGGGAAGATTTTTAGTGAGCATTAGTTTTCTAATGGCTTCAGTTCCTCCAAAACTCAAGTTGGGTTTACGTGAATTGTTTTGTTCTTGTCCCGGCATATCTTATTCTTATAAATATTGTTATCCTAAATTCTTTAAGGTTATACCACCCGCATCTCGTACTTGAGTAAAGTCAGGTGCACCTGTTAAATTAGTTTCCTCTAAAGCTCTTTTAAGTTGGGTCAGTACTAATGGGTTTCTCAAGATATTAGCTATATTCAAATTCCCCATATCACCTACGCCCGTTAAACGTAATGGGATGGGGGAGGAGTCTAGTTTTAAGTTAATAGTAGAAGGGGTGGTATTACTATTACTAGTAGTTATGGGAGTTAGGTCTGATGCCCGTGGCCCCGCACTCAGATTGACCGCACTCAGTGTATCGGCTGGACTAGTCACATACGCTCCAGTAGAAGTCAAGACCGCTTTGGAAGTTCCATCCGCAGGCCATGTCTCATCTCCCACCGCCTTCCCATTTACATTAACCGTAGCTTTACCATCTATATTCACTGTTCCTTGTTGGACTTCAAACGCACGTTCACTCTCTTGAATCATCGCCTGTTGTCCCGTAGTTACCATATTACCCAAGTAGTTCAGACCTGTACCCACACCCTGAGTCCCAACATTCATTGCATTTATTAAATCTGGCATATTTCTCCCAGTTACCGATTTTAACCCTGTTTGTGCTATTTCACCAAAACCTTTACTAATCTCTTGGGCATTATTATTAAAAGTTTCCATTACCCCATCTAGGTCATTTACTAAAGCGTTTTGAAATTTGTCCCACTGGGTCCCTTCCATCATTCCCACCCCCGCTGCGAGGTTACTGGAGACTATGGTACGTGCAATGGTTTCTAGTAAATCGGTTTGTTCTTTTGCAACGTCTTTTTCCGTTTTCCTATTAACCTCCATTTGTTTCTCTAACACACCCATGTGTTTCGAGGTTAAGTCTTCTAAACTTACTTTACCAAGACCAGGTAATTCTAGTTCAAATTTTTGGTCTTCACCCATAGTGGCCATACTCGTGACAAATTCTTGCATTTCCTTGGCCTTCTTCCCCGTTCCAAAAATACTGATGTCCATCTGATTTTCCATCATCTCAAACTTCTTCTGCATTTTAATCATGCCGGCTAGTTCGTCACGTTGAATACCTGTCGCTTCTGATAAAGCTTTCAGTTGTCTTAATGCGGTACCTGAAAATCCAATACTTCCATCATCCATTACTGTCGCTAAATCCTTCCCTACATTAACAATAGCTTCTTGAAGTCCTTCCGCATCGTTTGTGGCCATATACATCATTTTCATAGGGTCTGCTAAATCTCCCATAGCTCCACCTAATACTTGTAAATTGGCCGCTAAATCTATTGCACCTTCTGGGTCCATGACTTTGTCTGCCATTGTTTGGACTGTAGACATCTTTAACCCTAATTTGGTGGCCTGTGCGGTCATTCTCGCAAATCCTTGAACTCCATCCGCAAAATTCATGGTGTTCATCATCCCCATATTATCGGTAATCTCATTCATAAAGGCTTTCATATTCACCCCCATATTTCGGGCGACTTGTGCCATCTCATTACCTTTGTCTATTGCACTACCTAACCCAACACCCATTATGTCGAACTGGTGTACCATCTTTGCTACCGCATCATTAGAGACCCCCAAATTTTTGGCAAAAATACCTGCTCGTGCAATATCATCCTCGTTAATAATAGAAATTCTACCTATCTGTTGGGAGAGCTGCATCACCATGTCTAGTGTTTCACTCGCGGTAACACCATATCGTTCTGATTCTATCGCCGCTTGTCTAATATTACTGGTGGATTGTCGTTGAAGGATACCAACCTGACCTAATTGTTGTATGACGGTTCTTCTTACCTCAGTTTGTTTTGTCATTTGACTAGCAAACATTTCCATCATGCCGTTTACCCGAGTTTCCGCCTCCGCTACTTTGTCCCATTGGGCAGCTATGGCACCTACTCGGCTATCCACACCAGAAAGCATGTTCACCGCTGCATTTTTACTATCGGCAAGAGGGGTTTTGGCTGCCTTCGCTTGATTTAATCTTTGTATCTCGGCGACCGCGTCGGCATCACTCAATGATTCCCATTGTTTTTGAATACCCTTATATCCTAATTTTTTTGCATTAGCATATGAAATTCCATTATTGCTGGCCATAGCGTGTATTTTACTATAAATAGATGGGCATTAATTTTTTAAGCCCGAGTCTTATTTTTTGCTTGCTCAATAAGTTCTTGTTTTTTCTGATACTCTTCGGTGAGTTTACCCACATAATAACGTCTTTCGTAGACTGGCATAGTTAATATGTCGTTATGGGAAAATGATGCGAATTTTACTAAGTAATAGATTTCATCGAGCATAGATTGCCTATACTCCGAAGAAAGGGCGAAAAAAGGTGGCACCCAGCACAACATTAGTTGTGACTACTTCTCCTGATGGTGCGTTTACTTTTAAGGATAAGTCTAATCCTGGTTGATTATCTTCTACAAACCTGCGAAAACTTTGTGAATCTTTAATGGGCATCTGTTGAATATATTGAGCCAGTGTACCCTTGTCTCTTTCCCCCTCTATCTCGTGTATTAATAACTCTAATTTCTTAGTTACCGTGGGTACTATAGGTCCTCCAGCATAGTCTAAACTTAAACCTTCTAACACTAATTCATCTTGTGCACTTAAAAATTTAAATTTAATTTTTTTATTACTAACAGGCATTGTATAGTTGAATTCTCCTTTTTCATCAGGAGTTAAAGTAAAGTCCTTTAGACTTACATTACTTAAATCGTAAGTATGGGTAAAAGTTTTATTTGTACTTGGGTCGGTTAAAGTAAACTCATAATTAGGTCCATACGCAGTATTCCGTAAAAATATTAAAATTGCTTGTTTATCACATTCTAATAATTCATTAACATCAATTTCACCACCTATAATTTTACGTTTTAACAATTCCCCCACTAAATTTCCAGAACTAATAATATTTGGGGAACTTAGAAGATTTTCATCGGAAGCGGTCAGGTAAGTCACCTTAACTTCTTTAATAGGTTTAGAGTAAAACATTCCTTGAGTGGGTAATTGGACTACATCATAGGGAATATTAATATGGGCGGTGTTAGAATACTGTCTTGGGTCCATTAAAGGTTGTTTTTAAGTAAATTTAATTTTATATTTCGATAAGTCAATAATTAATCATAAGTACCTCATGTTTAAAAATTTCGTAATTAGAAAAATAAATAAACTACAATGTAAGTCCATACTTCAAGAGTATCATTACCTTTCTAAAATCAATAAAGGATTTAGAAGTGGGCATAATTTTGGGTTGTTTAATGGTGAAGTTTTAGTTGGGGTTTGTATTTTCCATTCACCTTCGGTACCTGAAACTGTAAAAGGGTGTTTTGGATTAAAAAGAAATGAACAACATAACATATTTGAATTGGGGAGGTTATGTATACTTCCTACTGTCATCCAACCAAATATTCTTTCATGGTTTGTAAGTAGAAGTATTAAGTTCTTAAGAAAAGAAGTTAGGGTTAAAGCTCTACTGTCTTATGCGGACGCATCATTTCATACTGGTTACATTTATCAGGCCACTAATTTTGGGTATTATGGGTTGACTGCAAAAAAGAAGGATTTTTGGTTCGAAGAAGAGGATGGGACCTTCACAAAACATCAGAGAGGACCTGTAAAGGGACTTAAGGGTGAATGGAGACCTAGACCTCCAAAACATAGATATTTACTCATATACGACCCTACTTTAATTTGTAAATGGGAGAAACAACCCTACCCTAAGAAAAAAAACATAGCTCCTTTAAACAAAAAACTCATGTCCGAAACATGAGTTTAAGTGTAATATATATTTTCTAAATAAATTTTAGTATACTAGAATACATCTGTCTGGTCTAAGAGTTGCACTGATGGTTGCAATTGCATCATCACTATACCCTAAACTATCAAAGTTAACATCCGTTAAGAAAGTTCCTTGTAAAATCCACTTTTCAACCACTACACCAGTAGGGTCTAACATTTCCAAATCAATATCTTTCTTGTATCCAGCAGCGTAACCCATTCGTCCAGTTACTGATTCTGCATGTAATCTTACCCATTCCATCAATGCCTGTGCTGCTGATGGACCTATTGGGTCTCTAAATGTAACACTAATAGTATTCCATACAAATCTTCCTGCTACATAAGTAGATGTATTTAAAAAGGGAATTTCTACGGAGTTTACGGTGACCTGAGGTCTAGAAGTACTTTCCACATACCATTCATTAATACCCAATGATGAAGGGAATCTCAGAATAAACCTATTTTTCTTTTTTGGTTCATAAGGTATGGGCATTTTCATTAATAAATCAGCCATGGTAATATTTTTGTTTTTCTATTGTTATTTCTTAATAAATATATGGTTTTATAAAAACCGAGAATAAAACTCTTTACTTTAATTTATTAAAATTATAATATGCAAAGCATTCAGCCATGCATTTATTATTTAATATATAAAAAGCTTATTCTTTAGCTTGCATTACAAATAGTTTTTTACTTAATTCTTCTGGGAGAGTCCGTTTTAATATCATCATTTGTTTAATGTTTTTAACATCATCATCTATGAAGACTATTTCGTCATAACTATGTAATAATCGTTCTACAACTTCAGCTTTTTTCTCATAATCGGTTTCCGCTTCTAATTCCTCCATTCTTTGGGTATCGTTCACCGCGAAGATGTTTTCTCTCGTTAATCTATCCCCCAAAGGAATTAATTCTCCTTTTTTGTCTTTATACATTAACCAATCTTTTAATCCTTGATAAACAATATCTTCATTAGACCTTGCCGTTAGGATTCCTATTTGATGTCCTTGTTTAATATAATCATCCATTACACTTAAATTGGCAATGATGGGTTCAGCTTGGGCGATGGACTGTTGTGTCTTATATGGGTCCATAAAGTCCCTATAATCGTAATATTCTTTATTTTCAGGGGTGACCTGTTCGAACCCGTACTCATAGGGAGTTAAGGCTACCTCTTCACTATCGGTGGGGAGGTTCCTATAAATGTAGACCCCAGTAGGTTTTAAAAGGGTGTCATCCACATCTAATAAAATTAAACGATTAGTTTTTGCGTATTCTCTTAATACTTGTCTTATTAAATTTTTCATAAACTAAAGTAGTAAACTATACCATATAAATATATTTATTAGTAGATATGTTACACGAACAACTAAATAGAATTAAAAAATTAATGTTACTAGAATCTAAAATGGTAACATTTAACCAACCAAATGGTAATTTTGTCATCTTAGCGGGAGGTCCGGGTGCGGGCAAAAGCTATGTAAGTCAACATTTTATAGATTTAAATAACATCAAACCTTTTAATGTGGACAACTATAGAGTAGCGGTGGCAAAAAAGTTGTGGGGTGAGAACTGGAAAGAAATGATATCTACCGATGAAGGATATAAGAGAATTTTAGATTTAACCCACACCACTTCGGACCCACGTAATCGTACTATTCAGTTTTTAAAAAATTTTCTAGAAACAGAAAGAAGTGAACCAACTAATGTAGTTTATGACGCAGGAGGAGGGCAGGAAGAGGTGATGAGAGATATTATAAAAATAGCGGATGAAAATGGTTTTACAGTCAGTATTGTACATGTAGTGACAGATATTGAAAAAGCATTAGAACGTAATCTCGAAAGAGACAGAAGTTTACCTACTGAAATGGTGGTGGATTACCACGAAAAAGTTAAAAATGCAGTGGGAAATTTAGTTCCTTTGGTGGATAATTATTGGGTGGTCGATAATACCCAAGATTTAGAAATGGGGGAAAGACCATTAGGGAGGATACACCAACTCAAGTAGGTATCTTATTAATTTTAATAGTAATTTTTGGAAAATCAGTTAACACATTCAGAACATCAATAATATGTTTATCCTTATCTTCCCAATATTCAATCTCTGTGACCTGTGGATATTTCTTCAATAATTCTAAAACTCTTTGACCTTTGGACCTATTACCGTGTTTACCCACTATGGGGAGATATTCGTCGAAAAAGACAAGTCGGGAATCTAATAAAGTCCGTAATGCGTTTTCGACATCACTAATTCTATTGGTTAATAAAATGACTTTAGTTTTACCTAATCTCCTATTCATGTATTGGTTGGTGTAATCTTCCATTACATCTTCCTTCGCTTCAAATTTCCATTTACTTAAATCTAAACTTTCAGGAGTGTCCATATACCCCCAATCCTCATCATATGGGGTTTTAAATAAAGTATCATCAAAATCAAATAAGGCTAGTTTCATATATTATGGGTTTAATGAAACAAATATACGAAAAATTTTGGAAATAAAAAAACCCACTACTGTGGGTTTTTAATATTGAAGTTAAAATATTTTTTATTTATCGTGATAAAAATGGGTACCTTTTATGTCTCTCCATTTATCATCTTTACCTACACCCCGTTTTTCATCGTACATCATATCATCCAAAAGACGGTCAATATGTTTTTTATCTGCACCATGTTTTTTTAAATTATGTAATTCTTCACTATCTTGGTGGAGGTCTTCATCATAATGATAACTTTCTTCTGCACCACTATCTTCATAAATTTCACCTTCTCTAGATTTCTTGTCGAGGTTATCGTCATAAACACCAATTACGTCATGTTTAAAGTGATGACCATCATAACTTTCATCATCAGCACCATCACCTGGATTAAACATACCTAATTCGTCAAATTCTAAAAGATTACTTTCTAATTCGGATTGGATATTGGAACCACACCCTTCATCTACCGAATCTTCGGGAGCTGGGTCGAAATCATCTGTCTGGAAATCTACACCAGCTGGTAAAGTAGCTCCATCACCGAAATTCATTTCTGATAATTCTTCATCTTCAGATTCCATATAACCTTCCACTAACCGTCTAAATTGAGCTTCAGTTAATTTAATATTTTGAGGGGTTTTCCCATAAAAAGTTGGGAGTACATGATTGTACCCCATACTTTCTATTAATCTTGATTTTTTATAATTTAAACTCATTGTCATTATATTTTATATATTCTTATACATTTTCAAATGATGCACCTGTTGGTGTAATTAGGAATTCAATGTCAATGAATTCAAGTGACCGTGTAGGTTTAATATAAATTTTACCTTCCAAAGTGTTTTGGTCAATCAATTGTGGGTCATCCGACACTACTACTCTAAAGTCAGTTAATCCTCTTTCTCTTCTAATAGAATCCAATATTGGGTTAACTAAATCTAAGAATTCATTTCTTACTTGTTCATCATTTTGTTCGAACAATAGTTTTACTGCGACTGCGGAAATTAATTTTCTTGCTTGTAACAATAATCTTCTTACATTAATTCTGTCTAATGCAGATTGTCTACTTTGTAAGGTTTTATTTCCCCAGATTATAGTTCCCACATCTGAATAAGTTGCGATTGGGTTGATTCTACCTTGATACAAGGTATCACGTTGGTCTAAGGTTAGTTTAACTCTAGCTTTCACCGCATTTACTATTCCTCTCGTATAACCCGCAGATGCGAACCAAGGGAAGGAAATGTTATCGGTTAATGCAATATTTCTCATTACATCGTAAGTAGCTGGTAACCACACTCTAGTATTGTTCTCTTGGTCATTATATTGAACCCAAGGATAATATGTAGCGGTATAGTTAGAATCTATTCCAGTTAAATCTAAATTGTCCACGGCTTCAGTAGGTTGAATGATATTACTCGCGTCTGTTGCAGTTGGTAAGAATAAATTATAATCTGGTGTAGTAGTGATATATAAAGAATCTGCTCTTTCATTTTCAATCATATCAATTGTTTCTTCCACTAGGTTACTATTACTAACATAATCGATACCCGGTGAAGCAAAAACGTTTATATTCACTGCCTCTGGATTTCTAAAGGTACGAATACCGAATAGATAAGCGTAATAATCAGTGGTTGCGAAGTATCCTGAATCACCCCACGGTGTTTGACTTAATAATTTAAATGAACCATCCCCAGTAGCGTTTGGAAATTGGGTGGATACACAGGCTCCATTAAGGAAACCTGATTTTCCTCTTAGATACGCGTCACTATTACTTCTATATTTTCTATAGATGTCCCAACCATCAAAACCACCATAAGGAGCGACGGTAAATTTCCTAGACTGAATAGTGTAATATGGGTCAGTCATGTCAGTAGGTTCTTGACGGAAGGCCGCTGCACCCACCTCATATTGATTTTCTTGTGCGGTAGTTCCAGAAGGTCCACAATTTTTACACTGGGTGGTAACACATAATTCACCTAAAGTGTTTACACAAGTAGCTCCACTGTCCATATGGAAGCCGGGAGTTACACAACCCCAGTCATCGCCATCCATATCGTTACATTTATCGGTAGCTGGTTGTTTTCCTTTATACTGGAAGAAGTCATCATCATAAGCAGAGGCCGCAGTGTCTGATATACCGAGGTACACTCGACGTATATTGTCCCCATTACTAATGGTTGTATTATCAGCAGTAGAACTTAGAGCGAATGGTGGATTCCAAATAACCTCGCCTGGTGTGTTGTACTTAGTTTTATAATATACGGTAGGACTCTGTTGGGCTGCATATTGTCTAGTGGTATATCCTTGGAAACCACATGGAACTGCATCATAACGATTTACATCAATTTCCTGTTCTGGGTCGATGTCCACCATTATATATCTACTCTTCAATTCGTACTCCCCATTTGCACTACCTACCTTAATTCCCACATAAGAATTAAGATTCGGATTCATGCTACAACGAGTATATCTTTCTAATACAGTTGGTGCACTGTCCGTATCATAATAATCTCTTACTGCGATATCGAATTCCTGTCTTTCAAAAGAAATGTTAACTATGGATATCTTAACCGCGGTATTTGCCGCATTTCCATCAGCAATAGATACGAATCTAAATAATTTATATACTTTACTACCTCTTAATTCCGATACTAAGTAAGGAGTTACGGGTGTTTGCCATTGTTCCTGATAAAATGCAATAGTGTTAGTATTGATAGTATCACGGTAAGCTGGTAAATCTAATAGAGTACAATTTAATCCTTTAATATACCCTTTGTTATATGCGTAACTGAGCATATTTGGGTAGGCTTCTTCCACAAAGATAGGAACCCTTTCCATATCCTTATCAAATGGTTGTACACCGAATACCCTTTTTAAATAATTTTTATTTGTAGTTGATAATGAGGTCTCAAATCTAAAAGTATCCCCATCTATATCTGTTACATCTATTCCAAAAGTAGCAAATGGGTTGGTGGTGATATTACCAAAGGTACCTCCTGTACAAACCATTTCTACATCCGTACTACCAGTAACCTGATAGACTGGTCCTCCTGAAGATAAAGTACTTTCTCCTCTTGACCTAAAGGTAGTCACCACTAAATCATTATAATTACAATAAGCTTCACCTTCAAAAGTGGTAAAAGAAAAATCCGTAGTTCCTGAATATAGACTAGTGTCGGCGGTGGTACTTAAATCTACCACATCACTTGGATTAACACCCATACTTAAAGAAAAACCCGTATAGGTATCGGTCCCCGGTACAATATCGAAGAAAGTGTATAACCATGGGTCATTTAAATCATCACAATAATCCGTACATACTGAACCTAATCTAGATGTGGTTACCGCACTATAGGTGGGGTAATAAGTAGAGGTTATCCCTCCACCACTATTTTCTGCAAAATTACCACCCGAACCTTCAAAATTACATCCCCATTCGTATGCAATTGGAGTACCTGTTAATGCTAACCCACAAGGAGTACCTCCCGTTGCACAGGTTGCTGGATGTGTAAAAGTATTAGATGCTGCATTAAGTAAGGCAGTCATCTCCGCAAATAAAGTTGTAGTACTACCGTCTGTTTTAGTAATAGTTGATGTAAGTTTATCTTGAATTGGTGAAGGGAGTGAGGTTCCTATTTCGGTAAAAGCAAAATCTTGGAATACACTGTTACCCGAATATACCGTATTAATCGTACCAACCGTTACACTCGGAGAACTTCCACTCAAGGATTCCCATTGTGTTCCAGTATTACACGTAGCCCCACTAAATTCTGATGTACTAGTGTCCATACACTCGTAATGGATTGAATTACAATCTACATTTGCAATAGTACTAATACTCCATGATGGTCCCGCATCATATCCCGAATAACCCAACACTCTTGTAATAAAAAGTTGATTGGATTGTTGTAGATAAGCTTTTGCGATATATCCTAATTCGTATTGGGGTATTTGAGTACCCACAAATTTTTCAGGACTTAATCCCCCGAAATAGGTTTGGAATTCCCCGTAGGAACTAATAAATATAGGTTCGAATGCCGGTCCTTTTAAAGTTTCACCTGCTATACCCAATGTTGTTACGCCCACACTTTGAGCGACAAAACTCAAGTCCTTTTCCGAGGTGTATACTCCCGGTGAAACAAATACTTTAGAATCTGATGCCATTTTTTTTAAATTTTTCTTTGGTGTGTTATTTTATTTTTTATATAAATATAAACCGTAAACCGAAAAGATGGGGGTGTTTATCTGTATTATGAGGTTGTGTATGAAAAAAATCTTACTTTTTTCATACTTATGGTTATGAAGCCTCTCACTAGAACAAAAAATATAAAAATTAACCCCGTTACCCACAATATTTTAAAAACCTATTGTGAAAAAAATGGACTAAAGATGTTTGCGTTTGTTGAAAAAATTATTAAAGAAAGATGTTCACCGCCTAAAGACATTTATGGGGACACTTAATCTAATTGAATCCCTAGAAGTATTTCTTTAGGAAATCCTACTCCTCCTGTTACAGTAAAGACAACCACATCTTTTGTCGACACAAAGAATTGGGTGGTAGTACTACTTAAATTGGTACCATTTACACTTATGATATACGAAACTAAGTTATCTACTTCTATTATTTGTACAAAAGCATCATAAGGAAAAGTTATGGTTTCACTTAATCCTGTGGTAAATCTAACTGGTTGGGTAAATTCATTTGGTGAATCCCCTATAGGTTTCATCGGCCTTTTATTTTCTTTAGTGTCAACTTCAAATAAAGATACTTGTCTAGTAACGGCGGGAGTTATCTCGAACTCTTCCTCATCAATTAAAAATCCTTGAAGTTGTAGACTGTAATTCTGACTATAAAACTTTCTTTTTTCTAAATCAGTTTGTTGGCTTTCATCACTTACTCCATTCATAACAATCGGAATATAATGACCTTTGACAAAGGTATAAGCTTGTCGTGAAGTAAAGGTTTGCATCATTACCTTATTAAATCTATTTAAATCTCTCATCCGATTACACACTATTTTTAATTCATATGTAATGTCTACGGGTACTGGTTGGGGTATTTTATATAAATCCATTCCTTTTCTTTGACCATCCCACGTAGGTACTTTTGCGTAATGAAAAGTTCTTCTATCTGGAATGGTGTAAAGTAATGCGGGATTAGACCCATATTGTACATCTGGGTTTCTTACTACTACTAAAAATGGAATTTTGGGGTTAAGGTCCTTATCTACAAAAGACCAAGTTTCTGCAAATTCTGCCCACCGTTGTAAAGTTAATATCTGGTCCACAAACGAGATAGCTTTCCCATTAATAGTAATTTTTAATCGGTCTTTAACAAATTCTAACATTCCCAAATCTAAATCTTCATGAAGTACGCTTTTGGGAAGAAAGGTACCGTCTTCACTAATAAATTCTGCTAGTTGTTTACGTCTAACCGGTGTGGAAAGTCCATCATATCCCGATGGGTAGTGGGGTTGATTCCGCACTACAGGATACATATTTAAGGTTTTCTTAATTTTTTTATTAATCCTTGCCATTTTTAAATACCGTTAAATTCATCTTCACTAGTAGGAACACACACTATGGTCCTATAAAATGCTTTATAACCTAAAATGGTATGAGCATTGTCACTTGTGACTCTTCCATCATTCGCTACAGTAAAATAACGAGTTATATCTTCTGTTTCGGGATAACCAATATAATCTCCATATTTAATATCTATGCCTAATTGTTCTAGTTCTTTAATATACACACTAATTGTTAAATTACCACTTTCAATGTATTGCATAATGCCTCCTGCATATGCATCACTGGTAGGTTGTGTAATATTAACTAAGGCTTTAAATTCTACTGGGGGGAAAAATCGTATCTCCTCTGGACCCGCTTCACCATATACATTATCTACCTTTGTTTTAGAAATGTCGACACTATAAAGAACTAAAGTAAAGTTAAGGTCACCATGAAGATACTCCATACCTAAGGATTGTTGTAGATTAAAGTCCTCTACACCAAAAAATTTATTTACCCTTGTAATTGGCACTCGTTTCTTACTCATTCTTAATGGTTTTTATTTATAAATATCCATATATTGTTTATATTGTATAATAAGAAAAGTATTATGGTAGAAATAAAAATACCGGAAAAGGATGCTATGGATATTATTAGTACCTATAAGGGTGGTAATAATTATATTTTAGATTTACAACAAAAGATTGTCAGTAAGTATTATAAATTAACCCGTACCCAAGTAGATTACGTGCTCAATAATTACACTAAAGTACCACTTATTGCACGTAAATTTACTCCTATAGACCCCTATTTTTCTGAACAATTACAAGAGAAAAGATTATTGCCGATTGCGCCCACAAAAATTTGGGTTGAGAAAATTCTAGTGGAAAGTGACAAAGCTTACCATATTTGGGGTAAAATAGTTGATGCCGACGATTTTCATTCATTTTGGGTCCCGAAGTCCCAAATCGCCCCTAAAAATAAAAAAGAGGTAAGTGTAGATTACACCCCCTTCTCTCATCGACCCCCTATGGAACATCAAAAACCAGCCATTAAGGAACTCTTAAAAAATGATTTATATATTTTAGCCGATGACATGGGTCTAGGTAAAACTACATCCGCAGTTATCGCCAATATTTTAGAGGAATCTACTAAAACTCTCATTATTTGTCCCGCTTCTTTAAAAATTAACTGGAAACGGGAAATTGAGAATTATAGCAAAGAAAGCATTACCATAATTGAAGGTCGAGTATGGTCTTCTGCGTCCTATGTGATTATTAATTATGATATTTTAAAAAATTTTCACTCATTAGAAAATGAAGATATACGGGTTATTTTAAATGAAAATTTTGACCGTATCATTGTAGACGAAGCTCATTATATTTCTAATCCCAAAGCCCAACGTACTAAAATTGTAAATGCTCTCACTAATGCTGTTGGTAAAGTCTGGTTATTAACAGGGACACCGATGACATCTCGTCCTATAAATTATTATAACCTACTCAAGTTGGTGGATAGTCGAGCAGCAAAAAATTGGGTTACTTATGTTACCCGTTATTGTAATGGACACCAATTTAGAGGACCTAATGGAAGAAAGATTTGGAACGTCAACGGGGCTTCTAACTTAGATGAATTAAGAGAAAGGACTCAAAACAAAATAACACGACGATTAAAGGAGGAAGTGTTAGATTTACCCGATAAAATCATAACCCCAATTTATTTAGAACTCCAATCCTCGGAATATGAAAAAGAAATGGGAGAATACTTGTATTGGTCTGACGAAAATCAAAATCAAAGTTTATCAATTCATTTAGCTAAACTTATGAAAGTCCGTCAAATCATAGCTCAGGAAAAACTTACCCATACCAAAGAGTTAATCGACACTATATTAGAACAAGATAAAAAAATAATTATTTTTAGTAATTTTACCGCTCCTCTCTTAGAGTTAATGGAAATTTATGGAGAAAAAGCAGTCCTCCTATATGGTCAAATGCAAAAAGAAGAACGACAAAAGAGTGTAGACGAATTTCAGAATAATCCAGATAAAAAAATATTTGTATCTAACCTCAAAGCGGGAGGGGTGGGGATTACTCTAACTGAAGCAGAAGTAGTCATCATGAATGATTTAAGTTTTGTCCCTTCGGACCATTCCCAAGCCGAAGACCGTGCTTTTAGAATAGGACAACATAAAAATGTTTCATGTATTTATCCTATATATGAGAATACTATTGAACAAATTATTTACACTATTCTACAGAATAAAAAAAACATAATAGATACGGTAATGGGAGATTCTATTTCAGAAGAAGATATTTTTGGGGAAATTTTGGAACATCTCCGTCATCCTTAGATTATTCTTGAAACCTAACTCCACTTACTAATATTTATAAATAAAAAGACTTATGCCTAAACCTATACCCATCCTAGATAAAGAAAGGTTATTCACCCAATTACGTCACCAACTAGGGGCACCTATAGTAGGAGTAGAATTAGAAAATGAAATGTTAGACTCCTTACTAGAGATAGCAATTCAAGATTATGCCATGTATGTACAGGACTGGCTTATAGAAAATCAATGGTCTTCCCTCTATGGCATTAATGTGGATGAAGCAGATTTAGCAGCAGCGTATACGACCCGTAGTTTGGATTGGGAAACTTCTTTTACCTACGCCTATTCTAAAATAGTAGGATTACAAACAGGGGGTCCATGGATACTCAAAAAAGATTATGTAGAATTGGTAAGGAACCAACAAATTTATCAAATCCCTAAAAATAGAGAGATAAATGAAATATTATGGTTTACCCGTCCCGAATTAAACGAAATGTTAATTGACCCCTTCCTAGGAGGTTTCGGTGGTTTCGGTGGGGTAGGTATGGGTGGTGCAGGTGGAATGGCACAAATGGGGATAGTCGGTTCCTATTATATGATGCCCGCCTATGATATCCTATTAAGAATGCAAGACCGAAACTTAAAGAATAGGTTGATTGGTTCAGACTTAACTTATAGGGTAACCGCTGGACCTGAAGGTACCCGTTATTTACATCTTTATAATGTACCGGGAGGTAAATTTGATTTCGGTAATTCAGAAATGCAAGGTGCACGGGTATGGTATTGGTATTATGATGTCAATCCCGATAATGTTAATGATTGTTTAGAAGCCAACAAAGATATTATCATTATACCTTCGGACGCACCTATTGCGGAAATTACTTGGTTAGATTTAAACGCTCCCGCTCGTGCATGGATAAGACGATATTTCACGGCTCTTGCCAAAGAAACTTTAGGTCGTGTAAGAGGAAAATTTAGCGGAGCGTTAAAAGTACCAGATAGTGAATTAACTATGGACTATTCTAGTTTGTTTTCGGAATCTCAGGATGAGAAAAACAAATTAACCGACGAATTAACCGCACGGTTAGAACGATTAAGAGAAGACACATTGATGCAAAGAAAAGCATCGGTAGCAGAGAATCTAAATAAAGCCTTGGGGTATAGACCATTCCAAGACCCGTATAATGTAATTTAAAATGGGATATGTAGGACCAGGTCTTCGTACCAGACCAGATTTAAGTAGACAAATATACCAACCATGTGATAGTACCGCACGACTTTCAGGTAGTACCATAATAGACCACAGTCTACAAGTTATGTTATCAGGGAGTTGTAGTACTTTTTCTGGGTCT